TGAATTATTTAATGAATTGAAAGCATTGTCACAAGCAGCTATCCAAAATGGACAAGCTACTATTTCTGATTTAGTTGCTATATCACAATCTGAATCTGTTCAGGAGATATCTAGAAAATTACAAGATTCTGCCGAGAAGATTAAACAGCAACAACAAGAAATGCAAGAAAAAAGTAGAGAATTATATAAAGAACAAAATAAATCACTAGAAGATTTCATAACGGGTACTGAAAAATTTGCATTGACTTTGGATGCAATAAACCCTATGTCTATTGTAAGGGACGGTATAACTGAATTGGTTACAGGAACAACTCTTGCAGAGGAATTTTATAACACATTACCGGGCAAACAAAAAAAGGCTATTGAAGGACTAGAAGCAGAAATAGCAACATTAGCAGAGTTAATAGTACAAAAACAGAAGGCGGGAAAGATTATTAATGAAAAAACTTTAGAAATGATTTTGGTTGAATCTAATTATGAAAATACTTTAGAACAACAAAGACAAAAATTAAATGACTTACGAGCAGTTCGTGATAAACTTTTAGAGGGTGGAGAGAAATGGAAAGAGGCTCAAAATGCTTATAGTAAACAACAAAAGAAGGTTAATAAAATGACCGAAAATGCTAAAGTTAAGACTGATCAATATGCAACTTCATATGATGCTTTAGGTGGATCTGTTAAAGATGCTACTACCGCATTAAAGGTTTATTTAACTGATAACAAAGAAATAAACGAAGAAACAATTAAAAAATTGATATTAGACGGTAAGTTAAAAGAGTTAGTAGATGATTTAACTGTTTCTAAAAAAGAACAAATTAGAGTAGATACATTGGTTAAGGGTATAATGGATGATATAAAAGGAAAATTAACTGATGAAACTACTGCATATGAAAAATTAACTGAAAAACTTAAAGCAAAACAAAAAGCAGATGAGGCACAATTAGCAATGTTACAAAAAGTTCAAAAAATAGCAAACGAATTAAAATTAAAAGCCACATTAGATATTAATGTTGAACCTGCAAAAAAAGCACTTAAAGATATAGAAAAAATAGACAAAGATATTGCAAAAGCAATTATACAAAGTAAATTAGAAATTGCAGAAACATCTTTAAAAATGGCCGAGGCGGCTATTATTAATATGGAAGCAGATAGTGAGGTTACTGAACAAATGGTTGAAAACATAAGATCGTTACAAGCACAGATTGGGATGTACACAGATTTTTTAGACGGAAAAGTACAAGAAGGCGAAACTAAATTTTTACAATCAACATTATGGGGAACAGGTGATGATGACGATCCTACAAATGATTTTACAGGACAAGATTTTGTTGATAGTGTAAACATAGTTTTTGATGCGGTTGGTGATGCTTTAAATAGTTTATCAACAATAATTAGTAACAATCTTTCCGAACAAACAGATTCTCTTGAAACCGAAAAACAAGAACAAGTTGATGCTTTTTTAGCAAGTGCAGAAGCCGAAGTAATGACCGAAGAAGAAAAGGCCACAAAAGTTGAGGAGATAGAAACGGGTTTTAATAAAAAAATGTTTGATTTAGAATTAGAAGCATTTAAAAAACAACAAGCATTTCAATATGCACAAGTTGGTATGGCTACTGCTATGGCTATTATGAATATATGGGCTCAACAATCTGCAAGTGAATTTTTTAGTACAACTGCGGCTAAATGGATAATGACGGGACTTATAACTGCTATGGGTATTGCTCAAGCGGCGGCTATTGCATCTACTCCTACACCAACAATGGAATTGGGTGGTATATCGGGTGAAACATTTGCAGACGGTGGTATGGTTGTTGGTAATTCACATAAAAACGGTGGTGTTAAATTTGCTGTTGGTGGTAGAGTAGTAGAATTAGAGGGTGGTGAAGCAGTTATAAATAAAAAATCAACTGCTATGTTTAGAAACACATTATCAGGAATTAACCAAGCGGGTGGTGGTAAAAAATTCGCACAAGGTGGTATAACTTTAGATAGTGATATAATGGAACAAGGAGCATTAACACAAATTGTAGAACAATTATCAACAACAATGCAACAAGCACCTGAAATAGTATTAACAGAGGCGGATGTATCTAGTAGTCAAAAAAGTGTTGAAACAATAGAAACTAAAGCCACATTTTGATATATTAATTTTTTTTTTATCTTTGCAAAATGCTAGTTAGTAAAGAACATCAAAACGAAAGATTAAAAATATGTGGATCTTGTGATCATAGAAAAAATAAATTTCTTGCAATTTTTAATATGGATAGTTGTGGATTATGTAAATGTAATCTAAAAGCAAAATCAAAATTAGACAGAGATTTTTATGGTGTTTGTCCTCTTGATAAATGGAAAGATATTGATTTAAAATTTGAGTAATATGTGGTATTTTATATTAGGGTTTTTTTCTGCCTTTTTTCTACAATCGTTGGTTGTTATGATTTTTTGGAAAACAAATCGTTGGTCGCAAGAATATAGAAATTTTTTAATAAATAATAAAAACTTAACAAAAAAATATAAAGAAGAAAAAAAGAAGGAAGAAGAAAGAAAAGTAAAAAATAAAAAGATTGTGAAAAAACTAAAAGCCATTAAAGAAAAAAACGAAAAAAGAGATATAAAAAACTAAAACCGCTTTATGAAAAATCATAAACATAATAATACATATAATAATATATTTAATAATTATGAGTAATTATGATTGGACTAAACATAAAGAAAAAATAAGAGCAGACAAAGTACGAAGTGAAATTTTAAGACAACAAAGAAAATTATTTGGGGGAGCAACACAGGACTTTCCTAAAAACAAAGAGGAATTTAAAAAAGAAGCCGAAGAAATGACTAAAAGATATAATCAAAAAATTATTTCCGTTCATAACGAAATGAGTGAGGAAGAAATTAACGATTGTCTTAAAACTTGGGAAGATACTGAACATTTAGAAAGAAATAAAAAAAGAAGGCAGAGAGCAAAAGATTTATTTCCACATTATAAAAAGTATGTAGATCGTAAAGCGAGATTAACGGGTTGCGGTGGTTGTATAAAAGCACAACAAAGATTCTTTGAATTGTTAATTGATTATCACAAAAATGGCCAAGAAACAAAATGATCAAAAAATAGTATATTCTTTCTGTGAAAAAATGTATGAGGAGATTACCACAAGATTTGGGGATTATGCTACTGTAAAAGATATTACATATCATTATATAGAAAAAGGAATAGTAAGGCCAACAGAAGTAAGAGATTATATGATAATATACGATTATGATCATAAATTAAAAGAAAACGAAGGACATATTACTCATACTTTTATGGATCTATCTATTAAATACGAATTATCCGAAAGACACATTGAAAATATAGTGCGAAATAATCGTAAAAAAACAAAAAAAACACATAATATAAAGGATAAGAAAAAAGAATCTTAAATTTTTTTCGTAATCCTAGTTTAAGGGGTTTGTACTTTTGCATTATGAATTGGTATCAAATTTCTAATAAGGCAGAGGAAGACTTTGCCGATATTTATCTTTTTTCCGAAATCGGTGGTATGGATATTACTGCTAAAACTTTTGTTGAGGATATCAACAATATAAAAAGTAAAAAATTAAATGTATATATAAATAGTTTAGGTGGATCTGTTTTTGACGGAATTGCAATATATAATACTTTAAAAAACTTTAAAGGAAAAGTTACAACAAAAATTCAAGGAATAGGTGCAAGTATAGCATCTGTTATTGCTCTTGCGGGTGATAAAATAGAAATGAGCGATAATTCACTTTTAATGATACACGATCCTTATGCAGTAGCGGGTGGTAATTCAACTGAAATGAGAAAAACAGCAGATCTGTTGGATAAAATAAGAAACGAGATTGCAAACATTTATCAAAAACAAACAGGACTAGACACAAAAACAATAGAATCACTAATGACTAACGAAACTTGGTTTAATAGTAGTGAGGCACTTGAAAAAGGTTTTATAACTGATATTTCGGAAGAGGTTGAGGTTAAAAATGAGTATGACCTTTCTAATTTTAAAAACATAACAACAGAAAAAGTAAGTTCAATTTTAAATAATAAAAAAATGGCTAAAGAAAATATCATAAATGAAGAAGTTTCTAATAAAGAAACAAATAAAACCGAACAAGGTTTAATTAGTAAAATTAAATCTTTATTAGTAGGTGAACCTACAAATGAACACATACCAGGACACGAAGAAACTGCAGAAGAAGAAAGACGAGAAGAAGGTGAGGCAGATGTTCAAGATTGGGAAGGTATGGAAAAAAGAATCAAAAATCTTGAAGATGCGGTAGCAGATATTAAAAAAGAAATAGGAGTAAGTGGTGACGAGGAAAGTGAGGAAGTACGAGGTAGTGCCGAAACTGCAAATAACGAGGTTGAAGATTTACAAAATAAAGTAAAAGAATTAGAGGAACAATTAGAAATATCTAGTGCAAAAAATAGTGCAAAAAAGGTTGATGCGGTAGCAGACAAAGATCCTGTACCACAGGCAGGTGATGTTATAGCAGATCCTAACCAAGCATTTTTTAATAAAATGGCTAAAATGGTCAAGAATATATAGTATAATAATAATTTAAAACAGAAATAAAATGGCTTATATAGATGTAGCAAATAATAACGGTTTGGGTGCGGCATATTCGGGAGCAAATTTCAATGAGATTTTCTTGCAACCAATCTTTACTGATGATGACATAATGAGTAACTTTCGTGTTATTCCAAATGTTAGATACCGAATGAATCTTTACAATGCAGATGAATTATCTTGTATAGTACAATCGTACGATACTTGTGATGATACTGACTATGTAGGTAAAGATTTTAATGTAAATACGAAATCATTAATTGCAGGAAGAATGCGGGTTGCTTTAGAGCAATGTCAAGCAGAGTTTTTTGGTACTTATATTGAAGAATCTTACAGAGCAGGATTAGATGTGTTCAATTTAACAGGAACAGATTTAATGAATACTATAATGACAAATGTAAGACGAGGGATTGTTCAAGATATTACTAAACTTGCTTGGTTTGGAGATACTACTGATTCATCGGAGTGTTATAATTCAACAGACGGATTACTTAAATATATGTTAGCAGGAGTAACACCAGTTGCTTGGACAACAGGTGCAATAACTACTGATACTGCTCTAGATCAATTAAGAGAAGTTATGGAAGGTGGAAGTGCGGCTTTAAATGCAATGAATAATAACGAAAAATGTATTTGGGTAACACCTAATTTATATTGGAATTATATTGCAAGTGTTGAAGGTGGAAATGCAGGTGTAGCAGGTGATGCGGCACATAAAGAATTGGTTGACGGTAGACAAATTTATTTCTTTAGAGGTGTTGAGTTAAAACCTATGTTTAGTTGGGTAAGTGCTATTGCAACTGCTTCAACTTGGTCAAATGATCAAATTATGGTTTATGCGGCGAAGAAAAATTTTGTACTAGGAACAGATACTAACGATCCAAGTAATGAATTAAAGTTTTGGTATGATGAGTATAGAGAAAAAATGATTATTCGTTCTTACTTTAAATTTGGAACTCAATATGTTCACGATTCGTTAATATCTTGGTCACATAGAAATTCATCATAATTATTAATTGATTAAAAAATAAAAAAAAATGGCGGGAATTACTCAATGTTATAGTGTTGCTTGTTGCGACAGAAATAGACGAGGTGGTGTGAAAAGCATTTACCTAATTAATACAGATAATATCACAAGTGTGCCTGTAAGTTCAACTGATTGTACTTATGCTTACGAAGGTTTTTCTTTAGCGGGTGGTACTTGTTTTTTCAAATGGGAATTTGATAGAGGGACTGCAGGTTTTACTGCGAATGCTACAAGAGAAAATGGATCCACTTTAATTGATGTAGAATTACAATTTTACATACCTAAAGTTACTTGTGCAGGAAATCAAAAATTAATGGAACTTGTTACAAGTTGTGGTATTACTGCGGTTGTAGAGTGTTATGCAGATGATTGTGCAGAACCAACAGCAGAAAACTTATACTTTGTATTAGGTTGGGATGAAATTTTTGACGAAACTGCTTATATGGAATTTACAAGTGGTGAACAGGCTTCAGGGATTGCTTTAAGTGATGCTAATGGTACTTTAATAAAACTAACTACCCAACAGGGTGAATTTCCTAGAGCATTAAACTCTACCGGAATTACAGATTTATTAAATAACCTTGTATCATCATCTTGTGATAGTTGTTAATGATATAGTTTGGTTTGGTTGTGAATAAAGGGGGTTTGGTTAATCCTACCCCTTTATTTTGCAAATAAAAATTTTTTACTATCTTTGCATTATGAAATATAAATATACTTGTGGAAAAATGGGAAGAAACCCGTTTACAGGACAAAGAATTAAGTTTGTACAACTTGCTGATAATCAAAAAAAGTTAAAAGAACTTTACGATCAAGGCATAGAGGGGATAGTAAGACACGAAACAAAAGAAAGTAAAGTAAAAAAAATCGTTAAAAAACCTATCGTTGATGAGCAAGAAGAACAAGACTTTGACAAACCTGCAGAAAGCAACGAAGAAGGCGGAGAGTAGGTTTACAAAATTTGATATAATTAATCTTTCAATACCTGAAAAGATTAATGAAGATGTTAATTTACATCAAATTGTTACAGATTATATTCCTTTTGGTGTTGATAATTTATACCCTCAATATCTTGCAGAACTTAAAAGACAAAGTTCAACTCATAGAAGTATTTTAGCACAGAAAAAAACCTATTCAACAGGAAATGGTTGGAATACTGAAAACGATAATCTTATTGAGTATCTTGACAAAGTTAATCCTGATGAAAGTTTTAGATATGTATATGGTAATGTTATAGACGATTACTATTCTTTTGGAAATGCTTATATACAAGTTGTTAAATTTAAAGGTGGTATAAATTTATTTCATATTGATGCTACAAAAGTGCGAATTGGTAAAGAACAAGAAAATTGTTTTATTCACCCTGATTGGTCCCAATATGAAAGCACAAGAGGAGATACTGTGATCCTTCCTTTATACCCTAAATTCAAAGGTAATGTTTCAGTAATTCAATTTAAAGATTATGAACCTACTTTTAATTATTATGGATTACCCGATTATTGTGCTTGTTTAGAACATATCGCAATCGACTTTGAGATAGGAAAATATAATCATACAAGATTTAAAAATAATTTTCAACCCTCTGCTATTGTTGAGATTAATGGTGATATGGGCGAGAAAGAGGCAGAGGAATTAGTAAAACAAGCAACAGATAAATGGACGGGAGCAGGTAAAAATGGAAAGATATTATTCATTGTAAAAAATGGTGATACAAGTCCCGCACAAGTATCTTTAATACAAGATAAAAACGAGGGTAGTTGGATTGATTTACAAAAAATTACCGATCAAAACATAATTACTGCACACAGGTGGTCGCCTTCATTATCAGGAGTAATGAGTTCAGGAAAATTAACAAGTCAGGGTAACGAAATTCGTGTTGCTTATGAATTAGTTTTAAATACTGTTATAAAAGACACAGAGCGACTTATTTTAGACAAGATGAAAATGGTTATTGATGAATTAGCAGGGTTAGATACAGAAGATTTGGCGGTAGTATATGAACCACCTATTTCATTTTTATCGGAAATAGATCCTAAAATTGTATTAACAATGAACGAACAAAGAGAAGTATTGGGTTTTCCACCACTTGAAGATGCAATAGAATTAGAAAAACAACAAGAACAAGATACTAACGGAGAAAGGATTGAGGTAGACGAGAATATAGAACAAGAAGATATAGATGGCGGCAACTGATTATATGGGTATGAAAACACTTGTAACCGCAAGTGAAGTTATTAGTGCATCAATGACAAATTCAAATACTGATGTGACACTAATTAAAGAGGAAGTTATTAAAATAGCAGAACTTGCACACATAAGGGAGCCATTGGGTGCAGATTTTTACGATTATTTAAAAACAGAAAACGATAAAACTACTCCGTGTTGGAATGCTACAATAGGAACTTGTACTTTGGAATGCACGATTGATACTGTAAGTAGTTATAAGGTTTTGGTAGATAATTATTTAAAACCTTGTTTGGCTTGGTTTGTAAAGTTTGAAGTGTTAAACGATATGCAATATAATTCGGGTAGTGCGGGGATTGTTTCAAATGTTCCTGAATTTTCCGAACCTGTTAATCCTAAAGTTTTAAATGCTTATAAACAAGATGTATATAGAAAAGCAAAAGTATTGTTAGACACAATGCTTTCTTATCTTAATGATCCTGATAATGACGGTTGCTTTGGACATTATAAAAAGAGTGATGATGATTTATGTATTAACGATAAAAGTGTAGTTACGAAAAACCACGGTATGATTATATATTAAATTTTTTATATATTAGCAAAATGGAAAACGAACCTGAATTAGAAAATAAACCAAAACTAAATAGAAGGCAAAGAAGAAAATTAATGAGATTATTGGCTAAAGGGAAAAAAATTAAAATTAATAAAAGATTAAATGTCAAAGAAAACATATAATACAATAACAGAATTTAATACCGAAGTAGAAACTTTATTATCCGATTGTAGAAATAGTAAAGTAAGAAGTATTGAGGTAGCCAACAAAACAACAGAGGACATATTAGTAGCATTAAATAATGCAAAATACTTTCAAGATTTAAGGAACAATAAAAATATGCCTAGACCACCAAATAAAAACTTAACACCTAAAAAGAAATGAGCAATATACATAGCGAATTAGTTGATGCACAAATACATAAACCAAAAGGGTTTGATGCCGCAGGTAACGATACTTATTTAACAAAAAATAATTCAGGTAATCTTGATTGGTCGGGAATAGGAACAGGACATAATTGTGGTATATATAAAGATTATGATTATGCAAGGTGGAGTACAGGTGGTAATACATTTGCAAATGTTAGTATATTAACCGATACTATTACTTTAACTAATTGTAGTGGAATAGTTGGAACAAGATTAGAGTTAGAAATTTTTATTGTAACAGAAGAACTTGGTGGTAGTAACGACCCTTCTGTATGGGCTTGTGCAACAGGGAGTAATTCACAAGAAATAATAGATAATCAATTAGTAAATGGAACAGGACGATTACCTGCTTGTAATCCCGCATATGTCCTTCATTGTGGACCGGGAGTAAATGGTGTTGGTTATCATTGGAAAGCAGTATTTGATGTTACAACCACAGATATGACATCAATAATAATGAAATTTGGTTCTTGTGATGTTAAAACTATTGAAGAAAACCAAAGTTGGATAATGGTAAAAGAGTTTTGTGTAAATAGAACCGTTCAAGATTTAGGATAAATGTAATGTTAAAAGACAAGATCATATCGTGCTTACCTACATTGATGATTAATTTCAATGCAGTAGCGGTATCTATGATTGAAATAGAAAGTGGTTTTAGAATTTTATCATATGCAGTAGCAATTATATGGACAACTATGAAAATCATAGAGATGAAAAGAGATTGGGGTGGCCGTAAAAAAAAATAGTTTCAGGTTTGAACAACAAAAGAGAAAAAAAAGAAAAGGGATCCACAGCAAAAATGCGAGTAGTGGACAGAGGGGTTGGAAAAAGAAATACAGAGGGCAGGGCAGGTAGTCCTTTTAAGTATTTTAAATGGAATGAATTTGATTGTAAAAGTGGTAAAGCAAAAGGTATAGACAATATGAGTTTTGAATTTATTACACTTTTAGATAAAGCAAGAGAAATTGCGGGTGTTCCTTTTAAAATTAATTCAGGTTTTAGAACTAAAGAATATAATATAGAATTAACCAAAAGAGGTTTTAAAACTGCTAAAAATAGTCCTCATATGAAAGGACAGGCGGCAGATATATCAACAACAACATCAAGAACAAGATATAAAATAATTACAGCATTAATGGCTGTAGGTTTTAAAAGAATAGGTATTGGTGAGGGTTTTGTTCATTGTGATAATGACGAAACAAAAAGTCAAGACTTAATTTGGCATTATTATTAATTAAAAATAAAAAAATGGGAGAATTTATTTCACAAAATTGGTTAGAGTTATTAATTGGTTTAATGGCTTTATTAAAGGTTATTATTAATTTAACACCAACAGATAAAGACAATAAAGTGTTCGGTTGGTTAGATAGCATATTTAATGTTATTATACCTAATTATAAAAAAGGCGGTGGTAAACATTAAGATTATGAAAGATATTTTAAAAGGATTAGATATTACATCTATCTTTAAAGAAAAAAAATGGGGAGATTTAAAAAGGTGGAGTGCTAAAAGAACGATCGGTGGTGTAATAATCGCTTTCGCAATTAGTAGTATGGGTAATACTATAAGTTGGGAAGGAATTACACTATGTTTGATTGGTGTTCTACCTTTATGTTTATCAATGTTTGAAAACGGAAAATGTAACTGCAAATGTAAAAAGTGAAAAGGGACTATCGTTTACGATTAACACAAACAGAACACGATCTTATAAAAGAAAGACGAAGTAATGATAGTGTTAATGTGTTATGTATAGGAGATTTACACGAACCATTCTGTTTTTCGGGTTACAGGGAGCATTGTTATAATACTTACCATAAGTATAATTGTAATACAGTTGTATTCATAGGTGATTTAATTGACTTACATTATTCAAGTTTTCATACCGCAGATCCTGACGGATATGGAGCGGGTGCAGAACTTGAAAGAGCAATCAATAAGATTAAATTGTGGTACGATTTATTTCCTGTTGCTAAAGTTTGTATTGGAAATCACGATGCGATAGTTCGCAGGAAGGCATTTGAGGCAGGAATAAGTAAAAAATGGGTTAGAGATTTTGACGAGGTGCTTGGTGTTCCTAATTGGGACTTTAGAGAAGTTCATAAGATCGGTAATGTAATATACACACACGGAACAGGCACAAGTGGAAGAAGTGCGGCAGTTAATAAATCACTACAATTTCAAGATAATACAGTACAAGGACATATCCATACAGAAAGTTCAATAATTTGGGAAGGTAAAAATTGGGGTATGCAAGTCGGTTGCGGTGTCAATAGAGAATCGTATGCTATGGCTTATGCAAAATTCTTTCCTAAAACTTATAAATTGGCTTGTGGGGTAATTTTAGACAACGGAAAACAACCAATTATAATACCACTAACAACTCTTTCAAAGCAATAATTCTCTATTTTTCTCAAAAAAATTAAAATTTCTTTTATTTCTCTACATCTGTTAAATCAAATTATTTTGTATATTTTATAAAAAAGATTGGGTTTCTTGAATTATTCTATTTATCTTTAGGTATAATTAAAAAATAGAGATATGGAATTATACGAAAACAATCACGAATCAATAGAGGTTCAAACTTTAGTAAATGGATTAATACAAGTAGAATCAAATAAATATCAATTATTTTTTAAAACAACAAAAGAATATCATAAATTTTTAAATGATAATAATTTTGTATATGCAGGGTATGAAACAAAGTATTAATATAAAAAAATAGAAATTATGTATAGTTTAGATTGTATTTATTATGACAAAGAATTTAACACTTTAGAAGAATTATTAGATGATGTTGATGACACTTGTATGGATCCGAATTACGAGATCACTAAAAATGGAAAAGGTACAGGAGAATCAGTAATTGATTTGGTACAGTTTTAATATAAAAAAAATAGAAATTATGAAAAATATGAATATACAACAACAACTTGAAAGAGGGTTTTTAGTTATACATCAACAATTTAAAGGTGAGGGTGATAAAAAGATAGTTGATCTTGATAGATTTTTAGATTTAACTGAAGGTAATGGTTGGTGGAAAAAAGGAACAGCATTACAAGAGTTAAAGAATAATAGAAAAGTATGGACACCGTATTCAATTTTCACATTATGTGATAGTGTTCGTACTGTTCAATATAATTAATAGTTTTAAAATGGAAGAAATTAGAAAAGAGTTTTTACATCACACCAAAGAGGTTAAGCCAAAAGATTTATTTATGGACTTGCTTTTAAAATGTAGTTCAAAAATAAGTGATTATGAGTTTGAATTTTCACTTGGATTGTTATTTGTTGAGTGTAGTAATAAACATACTATTGAGATTGAAATACACGATTGGGAAGTAGACGAAGGGGATTACGATTACTATTATAATGACGGACTACAAAGAGAATTTATATCAAAGATCGTACCAATCAATGAATCACATTTAGATAATATATCAAACGAGGATGTAGAAAAATATATTGATAATTCAATAGGTAGTAAAATGAAAATAAAAATTCACAAATGGGAAGATTAAATATGAAAACTAAATTTGAAAAAATGTCTAAAAAAGACAGAAACTTATTAATAGCAGATTTTTGTAATTTATCTATTCATAGAAGTATACCCGATTATGATCGTGATTGGAATGTTCTTTTGGATGTAGTGCATAGAATTGAAATAATGACAAAAAGAAAATTTGTTATTCCACGAAGTAAGGGAGTGGGGTATAATATAGTGTTAACATATAGGAAGGTTTTTGAGAAGGTTTTAGAACTTTCAAGTAAAGTAGTTACTCCACCCTATCAACCGATGTTACAAATAATAAATTAATAACCTTTAAATTTTATATTATGTCAAACAATGAACACAAACCAATCAAACGAAGAAAAAATACTCATTACACAAGAGTATTAGAGTATTTAAAAACACACGGACACATTAACAATCATATTGCAGTTTATAAATTAGAACCAAGAAACTTTGATCTAGCAAGTACAATCAAACTTTTACGAAAGGATGGATACGATATTGAATGTATTAAAGTTAATGGTGTTAGTAGGTTTTATCCAAACAAAACCTATCAAGCGGGTGATTATGTATTAACAGTTGGTAATGCTAATCCCATAAACGAATTAGAAGGTGGAACAGAAGTAGTAACAACGGTAGATGAGGCTTGGGGGAAAGTTAAAACATTTTTTAAATTATGAGTGAAACTAATAATGTATTTAAAACCAAAGAGTATTTAGAACATAAAGCAACTAAAGGTGTTCCGTACAAACTATTAGACGATGCTATGAGCGATTGTTGTGGATCCACTTGTATTGATATGGAACAAGATATTGGAGAGTGTGGAAACATTGAGGTTTTGTGTATGAGTTGTAAAGAGTGGACTATTGCTTTATGGGAAATTAAAAATGAAGTAAAATAAAAATTAACCAAACTAATAGGTTGTGGCTTACCACTAAATTAATTATGAAAAATCAACAATTAGAAAGTGTATTAAATAGATTTAAGTTTGATATTGCCGAACAAAGAATAAAGGCAAAAGTTAGAAAACAGTTTAATAGCAAAGAACATAAAATGTATAAAGAACTTAATAAATCTGTTGATACAGATGATCTAGCAACAACTGAAACCAAGTTATCTACCACACACAAAGAACTTGTTACAAGAGAAAAAATGTTGTTATATAATAATTTTGAAAGAACACTAGATCAATTAGGTAAAAAATTGGATAATGTTATTATACAAATTTTAAAAACTGAATTAAATGAGTGTGATTAAATATAAAAGAAAAAAGTATTTAAGACTTGCAAGGGTTTGTAAAAACAATCCTGAAATAGTTGAGGTGTTTAAATCATTACCTCATTATATACACTATTCAAGAGGTTGGTTAGAGGGGTTATCTGTAATGCAATATATAGATCGTATGTTTTGGTTTTTATATGTAGCAAATAGAACTGCTTATAATGTGCAGTATCAAGATAATGCACCGATTAACTATGAAACAAAATTACCACTACCTATTGGCGAATTAAGTTACGAGGAATTAGAGGAAGAATTATCTTCAATAGACTATAATACTTTTACTAATAGTGGTGGTTATTTTATTGATGAAGGTTATATTGATAGTTTACATTTATTAAGAAACTTTTTATGTAAAGAATATAAAGTTCATCACACAAAAGAATTAACAAGGATCCGTAAAAAATGGAACTTAACAACTAAATTTAAAATTAATTAAAATGAGTGAAAAAATTGACATTACCAAAGAAACCAAACGAGAAAAATTAAAAAGATTGTTTGACTTAAATGGACTTGTAGCAGAAGATGTATATAAGGACAAAAGGGGTTTTATTATTATTACAAGAACGGGGATTGATAAAATAGTAGCAAAAAACGATATTGTGGTTAAATTTGAGCCGATCGTTATGCAATTAGGATTAACTGATAAAAAAGATCAGGTTGTTATTAGAGCAACGGGGAGTATAGGAAAACAAGGATTACCTATACAAACATTTGGTGAAAGTTCTGCAAAGAATTTAATGGGTGGTAGTTCGGGTTATCCCGTTGCTATGGCCGAAAAAAGAGCATTATCAAGATGTGTATTAAAATTAAGTGGCTTTTATCAACATAGTGGAGTATTTGGTGAAGGTGAAATAGATGATTAGAGATCAGGAAATAGATTTTGATTACTTATTTAGTGGTGAAGAAAAAATATCATTTTCACAAATGAGTATCATAGAAGATTTACTTGATAAAAATTTGAATATAATAGATACTGAAAGACACACTATTTTACAAGAGTATAAAACTTATTCAAAGGAATATGCAGGTAAGCAAATTAGTTATTTAAAAAGATCCTTACCATTAACAGATTGTAGAGATCAGTTTAAAAAAATGTGTAAGGACGGAGTATTTAAAACAGATTAAAATTATGAATGAATTTCAAAGATTATTAAAACGGGAACGGATATCTAAAAGACAATTAGGATCTGCAGTAGGTAAATCGCAACCTACTATCAAAGATTATTGCGAACAACCACAAAAATTTAGTTTTGAGGACATTATGAAAATGTGTAATGAATTTAGATTAGATTTTTATCATATAAGTAACACAATTATTAATAAATAAAATTTTAAAAAATGCAAGAAAATCAAACTATTGTAATAGGAACATTACAGGAAGTAATGTCTATTGAAGAACTACCAAAAATTACTAAACAAACTATTATTATTGAAACAAAAAGTAAGTGGCCTAAAAAAATTGCTCTTGATCTTTTTGGAGATAAAATAGAAAAGTTTAATAAAGAATTTAAAGAAGGTGATTTAATAAAATGTTTTGTTAATATACAAAGTAGGGAGTACAACGAAAAGTGGTACACCAATGTTACTTTGTGGAAAGCAGAAAAATATCAGGAAGAACTAATACCTGAAACCACTAATGATGAAGTACCTTTTTAGTGAAGAAGGTTAATAGAGCATTTAAGGGAGTTTGGATACCCAAAGAAATATATTTAGATAACCGATTGTCTTGGTCGGAAAAGATATTAATTGTAGAAATTGATTCTTTAGATCGAGGCGACGGTTGTTTTGCAGGAAACGAATACCTATCAAATTTTATAGGAATTAACACAACATCAATAAGTACATCAATTAGTAAGTTGGTAAGGTTGGGTTTTTGTAAAAGGCAC